GTCCACTCCCGGGCAACCGTGGGTTTTAGGCCACAATCACCTCGTAGGCGCTGGTCAGGCGCCTTAGTTCAGAATCGCGCGTTACGCGCGAACTGATCGCCCGAAGCCCCCACCGGTCAAGTCGATCCGACTTGTCCACCCCGTCCGTTCGGACGAAGCGACAAACCAGGTTGTCGTCTCTCACGGTAGCACAATCGTGCCAATTGGGTGCTAGGGCTGTCACCTGCCGGTATTTCACCGCTTCCCCACGGAGGGGTCGCAATGTGATTTTCCCGGACCGAACGTAACCGCCCACGGCAGAAAGGAGAAGACCTGCATCGTTAAAGATGCGTTTCTTCCGCCCCTTCGGACCGTGTACTACACCATCTTTGATGACTAAGGAGATTGGACACACAACCATCTTTCGATAGATATATGCCCCGGTCTTGGTAGACCGCCCTAGCTCGCCGCAGAATGGGAGAGGCGTGTGGTACCCAGCATCGTCTGCTTCCCACAGCGGCACGCGCAGAGCGCGCCCCACAGTGAAAAGGTAGCCGAGGCTGTGCTTCAGCCGGATATTATTCCGTGCTGACCACCGCAGAAGGCGATTGAACAGTACGTGGGGAACCGCATCGTGTAACTCCTTAAGATACACGCCGCGGACATCTTTGCCTTTCCAAGCATCGACGCCGCAGGATTCCTTGAAGAAACCATCTTCAAATGATTTCTCAGCGTTCACAACAAAGCCAAGGAGGTTCAGTATCCTGCATACCATGCGGTACGCCCGGCTAACGACAATAATGTCGTCGCCGAAGACACTATAGCTTCGGTGAGGTTTACCATCTCGGGCTGAGACGCCCAGGATTTTGTAAACGCTACGTACAACGGCAGAAAACAGGATCGTCTGCAAAGGAAAAGTGAATCCATTACCCATGGTGCTAACCATGTGCAACTCAAGCACTTCATTCCCGACGCTCGTATGAGTGCATCTGAGCTTACGCAGCAGTTGGTACCACTGTTTGGGCAACAGAAACTCGAGCATCTTAAGAGACAAACTGTCACTCGCGGAAGATAAGTCGATGGTTGAGTAGGACCGCGGAAACCGCGACCCAACCTTAGCCATAAACCGATTCCTGCTCTGTTGGGAACTAAGATCAATTCCCCAGGAACGCAGACGTCTAGTCAGCGTCTCAGCGAGGCCCAGCTGATAAAACATATTCAGGCTGGGTTCAGTGCAGATTGTGCGACTGATTCTGTCGTCTTTAGGCACAAAT